TATCAGATATAAGAGTCCTTTACAGTTTAATTAGGGAAGATTCGGCAGAAGTAGAACAATCATTTGAATTGTTCCCAGGATTTGATAATTTAGAGTTAACTTCTTCAGGTGAATTGAAAGTAATTAATCCTAAGTTGAATGATGGAAGACCTGATACCAAAGTTCCTCCAAGTGAAAAAGATCAATATTTAGAATATGAATTTACTGCAAATGATCTAGAAGATTTTAGTGGATATGCTATAAAGATTGTTATGTCATCAACAGATCAGGCAAATGCTCCAATAATTAAAGATCTCAGAACTTTAGCAGTGAAATGACAAAATTAACAAAGGTTAAAGATCACCCTCATCTTTATAGGGATGATAATACTGGAGCAATCATAAATTATGATACTATTGGATATAATCAAAGATTAAAAAAAATTGAGTTGGAGAAATCTCAAAAACAAGAGTTGGATAATATGAAAAAAGATATTGAAGAAATTAAAGACTTATTAAAACAATTTCTAAATAAATGACTGCCTGGTGAAATGATATAAATATCTAGAGGTATATTAGCATCAATAATAATGGCTGTTTATGTATCCAATATAGTGATTGAAAAGGGATTTGATTTTGATACATCTTTCCAATTGGAGGACACTAGAACAAATGCACCTTTAAACCTCGTTGATGCCACTACAGAGGCACAAATGAGGAAACACTATGGAGCATCTACATCAGTATCTTTTGCATCCACAATCACTAGTGCGGATCAGGGAATTATTTCAATTTCAATGACTGCAAATCAAACAGTCAGTTTGAAACCAGGAAGATATGTATATGATGTAAAAATTTTAAATGCTGGTAGAGAGTATAAAGCTGTCGAAGGCACAGCACTACTACGAGGGGGAGTAACTAGGTAATGCCCAATATTAACGACAGGATTGGTTCTCAGAATGTCATTCGTGTATTATCTAATGCTTCTGCACCACCGACACGATTAGTCAACTTAACTGATATAAACTCTGCTAGAAAGAGTGAAGATGGTATGATCCTGGTATGGGATCTATCCACAGAAAAATTCTTCATGACAGATGTCATTGACTCTGCAGGATTGACCGTCACAGGTATTGCAACATTTTCCAATACAACTCAATCAACTTCAACCTCCACTGGAGCATTAATTATTAGTGGTGGTGTTGGAATAGCAAAGGAAGTACATTTAGGAGAAGGAATTACCGTTGCAGGAATTTCAACCTTCTCATCTGCCTTAGATATAAATGCTGCTGTTGATATTTTAAATGGATTAAAGGTAAATCAAACTTTTGAATCTGTTGGAATTACTACTTTAGCATCTGCTGGTGGTATTACAACTACTGGTGGAGATTTATATATTGGTGGAGATTTGTATGTTGAAGATGATCTTGTATTAGATGAAATAACAGCAAGAAATGCTACTTTAACTGGAAATTTTAATGTTGCTGGTATTTCTACGTTCCAAAGTCATATCCATCTTGGAGATAATGATAAAATCAATCTAGGTGATAATGATGACCTGCAAATCTCTCACGATGGCACCAACAGTAATATAAAAAATTCTACGGGTGATTTTCATATTCTTAGTGATTCACTCGCACTCAAAACAGCAGATAATAGTGAGAGATATCTTAAAGCTACTAAGAATCAAGATGTAAAATTATATTATAATGGCAATGAGAAATTTGCCACCACTGGTGCTGGTGCAACTATACTTGGAACTGCAGAGACACAACAGTTAAATGTTACTGGTGTTTCTACACTTGCTGATTTGAACGTTTCTGGTGTTGCCACATTCCAAAGTCATATTGAACTTGGCGATAATGATAAACTGAAATTTGGTGCTGGTGATGACTTACAAATTTATCATGATGGAACTGATACTTGGATTGATAATGACCAAGGTGATCTGTATATAAGAAACACTGGTGACGATATTATTATTAGAGCTGTTGATGATGTACTTATTCAAACACAAGGAAATGAATCTGCTATCTTAGCAAAAGGTAATGGAGCAGTAGAACTTTATTACGACAACTCCAAAAAATTTGAAACCACAGGCACTGGTGTATCGATTTCAAGTGGAACTGGAAATACTGCAATTATTGCAGCTCCAGAAAATCTTATCATTGATCCAGCAGCAGTCGGTGATGATACTGGAAGAGTTACCATTAAAGGTGATTTATTTGTATTAGGAACAGAAACTAAAATTAGTTCTCAAACAATTGAATTAGCAGATCATAGAGTAGGAATTGCTACCACTGTTGCAACAAATGCATCACTTAACGGTGGAGGTATTGGAATTGGTTCTACTGCTATTATAAAGACAATTCTTTGGAATAATGCTTCAACTTCACTCAAATCTAGTGAAAATTGGGATCTTGCTTCTGGCAAATCATTTAAGATAAATGGGACTGATGTTTTAACATCAACTACATTAGGTAGTGGTGTTACAAATTCATCACTCACAAATTTGGGCAATCTTAGCGAATTAAGAGTTACTGGATTATCAACTTTTGTTGGAGTAGCAACTTTTTCAAATAATGTTTTTGTTGCAGGAACACTTGATGCCGGACTTATTGATGGAGGTTCATTCTAATGGCAAAACCAACTACCAGAGAAGAATTAAAGGATTATTGTCTTAGACAACTTGGTGCCCCCGTTTTAGAAATAAATGTTGCTGATGAGCAGGTTGAAGATCTACTTGATGATACTTTACAGTATTTTAATGAGAGACACTATGATGGTGTAGAAAGAATGTACCTCAAGTACAAGGTATCTCAAGATGATATTAACAGAGGAAAGGCAAGTGGAACAGATGGTATTGGTATAACAACCACAACCGGAACTTCGAATATTGTGGGATTTGGAACAACAACATTTAATTTCTACGAAAATTCTAATTATATTCAAGTTCCCGATTCAGTAATTGGTGTAGAAAAGATATTTAAGTTTGATACCAGTAGCATTTCTGGAGGAATGTTCAGTATTAAATATCAATTATTTTTAAACGATTTATATCAATTCAATTCAATTGATTTGCTGCAATATTCTATGGTAAAGACATATCTAGAAGATATTGATTTTTTACTAACTACAGATAAACAAATAAGATTTAATAAGAGACAGAACAGATTATATCTTGATATAGATTGGGGTGCTCAAACTAAAGATACATTCTTTGTTATTGATTGTCAGAGAGCATTGGATCCAAATGACTTCTCAAAAGTCTTCAACGACAGTTTTGTGAAGAGATACCTCACTTCTGCAATTAAAAGACAATGGGGTCAAAACTTAATTAAATTTCAAGGAGTAAAACTCCCTGGTGGAGTTGAATTAAATGGTAGACAATTATATGACGATGGGCAAAGAGAATTGGATGAAATAAAGCAGAGAATGGCAATGGATTATGAAATGCCACCTCTTGATTTTATTGGTTAATAGTTATGTCGTTAAATCCATTTTTTCTTCAGGGATCTCCAAACGAACAATATCTTGTTCAAGATTTGATCAATGAGCAACTAAAAATTTATGGAGTAGAAGTTTATTATCTACCAAGAAAAATTTTTAAAACTGACAACATAATTCGTGAAATACAATCATCAAAATTTGATGATGTTTTTATGATGGAAGCGTATATCAATAATTATGATGGATATGCTCCTGATAGTGATATCATGACCAAGTTCGGTCTTAGATTAAAAAATGAAATAAGTTTGACTATATCCAGAGAAAAATATGAAGAATTTATTGCACCATTTTTGGAAGGTATTTCTTCTGGTATTAGAGAAGGATTAATTACCGAGTACGACTTTGCAGATTTAATTACAAGACCAAAAGAAGGAGATTTGATTTATTTTCCACTCGGTGAAAGACTCTTTGAAATTAAAAGAGTTGAATCAGAAAAACCTTTTTATCAACTCGGAACAAATTATGTTTATGAGTTAAGTTGTGAACTTTATGAATATGAAAATGAACTTATTGATACTGCAATTGAAGAAGTTGATAACACTGTAGAAGATGAAGGATACATTACATCTTTGGTTCTTGTAGGAGTTGCTGTTACTGCCACTGCAACAGCAACTGTGGGAACTGGTGCAATTAGTAAAATATTCTTAAACAATGATGGTAGTGGTTATACATCTACTCCAACAGTTACTTTCTCGGATCCTCCATCTGGAGTTGGTACTGTTACGGCAAGGGCGATTGCAATAACCACTAGTAGAGCAAATGTTCAATCTATTTTAAGATTGGAATTAACAAATGGTGGATCTGGATATACAACAGCACCAACCATTACTATAACTGGTGGTGGAGGAACAGGTGCAGCTGCTACATGTGCGGTTGGATCTTCGTCTGTTAATACCATTACACTCACCAATCAAGGAAAAGGATATTCTGTTCCTCCTCTTGTAACAATTGATGATCCTGCAACCGGTATTTCAACTGCGACTGGTATAGCAAGTATTACTAGTGATGGAAAAGTTGATTCTATTAATATTATTAATCCTGGTGTTGGATATACTGTTGCCCCAGAAGTTACCATTGCGGGAGTATCTACAGTTGGTGTTGGAACTTTCTATTATAATGAAAAGATTACTGGACAAACTACAGGTATAACGGCGGTCGTTAGAGACTTCAGAAGAGACTTTGATACTAGTACGATAGATCCTCCCATCAATTTGAGAGTGGCACTAAATACTGGTAAGTTTGGTTTGGGTGAAGTTATAGTTGGTTCAATATCATCGGCTAGATATGTTGTCAAGAGTTATAATACAGAAAGTTATGATAACCCATATGACGTTAACGAAGAAATAGAAACAGAAGCAGATAATATTTTAGATTTTACAGAGTCAAATCCATTTGGTAATTATTAATGTTAGGAACATACTTTTATCACGAAATTATAAGAAAAACTATTATTAGTTTTGGAACTTTATTTAATGATATTTCTATTCGACATACAAAGAGTGATGGAACTATTTTAGATGAAACAAAAGTTGGTCTATCCTATGGACCAATGCAGAAGTTCTTGACAAAAATTCAAGAACAAGAGCAATTAACAAAATCAATTGCCATTACTCTTCCGAGAATGTCGTTTGAAATGACTAGAATTTCATATGATGCGACTAGAAAAACAGGAGTAACACAAACGTTTAAAGCTGTTGATACTGGCACTAGTAAAGTGAAAAAGGTATTCATGCCAGTTCCTTATAATATTGAGTTTGAACTTAATATTTTTAGTAAATTAAATGATGATGCTCTTCAAATTATTGAGCAGATACTTCCATTTTTTCAACCATCATTTAATCTAACAGTTGATTTAGTCAGTTCTATTGGTGAAAAAAGAGATATTCCAATTGTTCTTGATAGTATTGATTTTCAAGATGATTATGAAGGTTCATTTCAAACAAGAAGAGCACTAATTTATACGTTAAGGTTTAGTGCAAAAACTTATCTGTTCGGTCCGATTGCAGAATCCTCTGATGGTCTCATCCGTAAGGTTCAAGCAGATATTTCTTCAGGTACAGATAAAACTACTGCAAAACGTGAAATGAGATATGTTGCTTCTGTAGATCCAATTACTGCAGGTCCAGAAGACGACTTTGGATTTACAGAAAGTTGGACATTTTTACCAGATTCTAAAGATTACAGTCCTACTAGACAAGAGGATATTTGATTATCATGAATAATAATTATGATTCTATAGATGATGCTCTGAATATTGAGAGTGATATTGTAGAAACAAAACCGGTTGAAACCCCCGAGATTGTTAAATCTAAGGATGATGATATAGAGAAAGATTATACTTATAGTCGTGCCAACCTCTATTCCCTTATAGAAAAGGGTCAGGAGGCAATTAACGGCATTATGGAGGTAGCAGGTGAAGGAGGCAGTCCAAGGGCATATGAGGTCGCAG